TGTTTAGGTCGCACTCGGAGAAGTCGTTGCGCTTCTTACCAATGTGGCACATCCACTTCTCTGGGTCTTTCTTCCACTCACGGTGAATGTGGTTGAAGTCAATGTAGTGAGGGTCGGACTCACGAGGTTCGTGGTCGGGGAAACGCACCGCATACTGGTGCGTCATCTTTTGAATGTGTGCCTCGGTCATTATTCCTCGATTACGGGCTTGCGCTTAGAAACACGCTTGACTGGCTTGCGAACAGGCTTGGCTGGTGTCTTTTCCTCAGCCTCGTCAGGATTGCGGTCAATGTGATTCTCAAGGCGGATTGTCGTGTCCCATACGTCTTGCTTGACTTCGGCAACGTCTGTCTTTACATCCTTAATCGCAGTCAGAATCTTGCTCTCGAACTCGGACATACCCTTTTTGTCAGCGCTCTTGGTGTTGCGGTAAATCAAGATTGACGTAGAAACCATTGTCAGAAGCATTGAGAAAAAACTTACTGTCAGGTAAGTGTTGCTCGATACCGTGAGGTGAATGGTTGAGGAAGTGGACGCAATCATTAAATACTCCAAAGTAAGCGCCAAGTGGCGAGGTTGACTATTCCGCTAGCAGGAAGGTGGTGTTTCTTTTGCAACTTTGCTACGTCGCCACGAGTCGCCTTGGTGTAGATGCCTGTTACTGGCAAGTAAATGCCAGCACGGTTAAGGCGTTTCTGAACCCATACGACCTTGGCACCACGGGAGCCAAGGGATAGGACTGGGTAGTTCGTGGTGTTTTCTACAGGGCGGTTGTGGGCTTGGTACCAAAGGTTTGCTGATACCGCCGTCGTGTCCCATTGACCAGTCGCAAGGATACCCATAAGCACTTGGTACTTCTGAAGGGCGTGTTCCGTGTAGATGTCAAAGATTCCCGTGATTTCAGCAGTTGGCAACAAGCCTTCGTTGTGAAGGACACGTTGAATGTACGTCACGGCAGTTCCCTTGGAACCGTAGGCGTAAATAGGCGTGGTCATTCCACTGCTGTCAGGCTGAGTGAACTGAACGTTGGTAACAAACTTGAACCAAGAGGCTGTCGATGCGTCGAGGTCAACGCTGAAGCGGATGCCCGGCACTGAGCCACGGCTAGAGAACTGCCAGATAGACCAGCCCTTGCCAGCCCAAGGTGAAGCCACAACAGGCAGAGGCAAGCCACAAGCAGACTGCGTGGGCTGATACGAGTTTGGGTAGGCGGCGAGCCAGAGGTTCCACGAGCCGAGCGAGGCGTTAGACGACCACGGGTAGTACGAGCCAGTGTAGATAACGGGGAAGCGACCCGTCAGGTTGCCAATCTCGTTCAACCAAGCGAACGTCCAGCGAAGCGTCTCAATGGTCGAGGTGCCTGCTGTTTCGAGGTCGAGCACAGGGGGCAACTGACCGTCAGCACCGCCAGCGGCGACAAAGTACTGAGCGTCGGCAATCGGGTTGTCGGTTGGTTCAGCGAAGTCGTAACCGCCGTACGGGATGCCGTTGGCTACCGCTTGCTTGGCATCGCTACTGAAATACGGATTTGTGTAGTTCGTGTTCTGCGTCGCCTTGACGTACACGCCAGCCACGCCTGATTTCACTACCTTTGCCCAGTCGAGGGGGTGCGGTTGGTTAGATGAAACGTCAATAATCTTGACCCAAGTTGTGCATGAGCCTTCCGTGGCGGCGTTAGCCACTACGGTGCCAGCAAAACTGACAAAAAGCGTCAAAATAAGGGCAAATGCGACAAATCGCTTGAGGAAAGAGAAGGTCTTTGGCATACCATCAAGGGTACAAGACCTTTCTAGTTTCTATGAGGCGAGAAAGTCGTTGTACGCCTTAATGCGCATCGCCTCTAACTCTTCTTGCTTTGTCATTCCCTCGTCAATAGACGCTGAGTACTCAGGCAAACCGAGTGGTGCTGTTACTGGCATTGTCACGTCAGGAACCTTGCCGAGTCTGCGACTGTTGTTCCAATCGTCATAACGTCGGTGCGCCTTGAGACACATATCGCAAGGGTCAAGACCACGCTTCAACTCCATGCGGTAACCACTTTGGGTGCCGTGCTTGATTGGCTTTTCCAAACGCTTGGGCGTGATGTTCGTGCGGTTCCTTGCGGTGTTGAAAGAAAACTCTGGCTCCCAAACATAAATGTTTTGATTGGCACGAATACGCCTGCGCTGTTGCGCCGTCAATCCGCCTTGGTAGCCGTGTAGTTCGTGGTAAATCGCCCACTCAGCGCACTGCTCTTTTACGGAACAGGCGTTACAAGCGTCTCTTGCTTCAGGGGTGACGTTTTCGCCACGCTCATGATAGAAAAGATTGACATCCATACCACGGCACTGCGCTTGTTCAATCCACTCACTACGAGTACTTGAGTTTGGCTGCATTATTGGTCGTACTTTCCGAGCACCGCACGGGTGCGCTGATACTTTTGTGACTTAGTTTCGCCCCACCGACCCGTAACCGTGATGTTGTTACGCAGAGCGAAAATGTTTATTTCTTGGATTTGGGTTTTTTCATTAACCAACCCGATTGGGGTAATGCGAGCAATGACGTTGCTACCTTCTTGCTGTTCGACAAGATAGGCGCTTCTCTTGCTCTTGTGCCGAGTTCGGTCAGCCGAGGAGCAGTACACCCACCGCTTCGTGACTGGTTCAGTCACTAAGAGATAGGTGTGAGTTGCGCTACTCGATACTCAGATGTTTCGTCCACCCATTCGCCAGCGATAAATCCCTTGTCGTACAAAACGTACTCCAAGTAAACGACGGCATCAGCGTCAAAGTTGTAGAAAGGCACTTCGCCAATCAGTTCCATATCGTGAATCGTTTGGTCGTCATTACCAACGTAAATCTTGTAAGGGTCTGCGTTTGGTGGTGTTGTCACTACCGCAACTTTGTCAGGCATTGATGTCTCCTTTTTTGTGAGTGAAGTCACAGTAATCGAAGTCATCGGTCAATGCAAATCATGTACGTCGTTTTATTGAACGACTTGAAAGTGGTGAAGTCTTGCGACTGGGCGTGGCTTGGCGTGGCGGTACTTCTTGGATGCCAAGGAAGCGATTTCGTCAATCAGCACTCGCCCATTGGGGAAGTCTCGCTTGTACGTTGCTTCCAGTTTCCGTGACTCTCGAACAACGGAGTCTCGCAAAACGACACGGCTTTCGACAGACCTGCCAGCGGTGGTTACAAAGGTGATTTCTAAACAGTCATTCTTCCTTGCCATACGACAAGACTAGCACAAAGCACTAAACCCTGCTATACTCTCTTGTATGAAAACAACCCAAGACACTGACCAGAAAACCGTAGTGCTGTTTGCCTACGGAACGCTACGAGCCGACGAGCCACTTCACAGTTGGATTGCCGACGACATTATTCGACCATTAGGAACGGGCATTATGCGTGGGGCGAAGTTGTACTACTCAGCCACCCACCGTGGATACCCATACCTTGTAATGACGGGCACAATGTCAGACGAGGCAGTTGGTGAACTGTACGAAGTGCCACTCAATGACCAGATTCTCTCTATGTTTCATATGGAAATGAACGCTGGTTACACGGTGGTGGATTCACGAGCAATGCTCGAAGGACAGGAAGTTGATGTTGTCGTTTGCGCTTGGCGTAACGGCGGTATGGGGGACGAAGTTCCAAACAACGACTGGTGTTCAACCGAGCGAGAGGAATGGTGGGCGTAATGAGTGAACGTCACTTTGTATCCCAACTCACCGACGAGGACATTACCTACCTGTCTATTGCTTACCAAATGGATGAGGGCTTTGTTCGCTCTATGACCGACATTGACTTCTGCGCCTTCTTGGGGTGTGAGACACGAGACTTGCCCTTCTACCTTTTTGCTAGCGACGACCAAGTGGACAGGGCGTTTTCCTCGATTGATTTGTCTGCTGACGAAGTGGGCTTTGAGGACTACGACTACTCCGACCCTGTTTTTGACCTTGACTACTACATTGACAACTTGCCCGACGAGCCAGTTCGTTCTTGGCAAGTAAGTCCGCCAAATGCTAAGGTAAAGAAAACGAAAACTACAAAAGTTCCTCACTACTTTGTTGTGGTGAAGTAAGGGGTCGCTATGCCAATGCTCAATCCAACGCAAGAGGAAATGAAAGACACCCTTCTTTTTGCTTCAGCACTCGCACTCGCTCGACTAGGCCACGCTATGCATGTCAAGGGAGTCAACGCCCCTTATGGCGCACTCGACGCATACCTTCGTGGGCTTTTAGAGGAAAACAAAGACGTGCTGAACGACGCTGGCGCAGAGCAGACGTACTTTGAGTACGTCTGTGTTCAGATTGCGTCATACGAAGAGGACACGCAAGACCCTGAAACCATTGAACAGATTGCCAACACGGTGATTAGTCAGATTATGAACGTCGCTTTTGCGCACGTTCTAAAGATTGAGAATCTCAACGTTGGTGTTATGCCCAACCCTGAGGACTTGTCTATCCCGAACAGTTGGCTAGAGAACTAGTCGCAACAACTGTCACGCCAGCCACAGTTACGGCACTTGTAGTGAGCGTGTTCGGGTTCTAGCCTGTAACCGCAGTGCTGACACTCAGTAAAGATACCGAGACGACAATACTGAGGCGCTGGGCTACTTTCCGGGGACGTAGAGGCTTCGCTTGTTGGCACCGAGCACCTTCTTTTCGTTGCTGATTAGACCTGACGAGGCGTATGCCGCCTTCATTGCGTTTTCGTAATCCTCGTCAAGCCCTTCGGCTAGAACGGTAACGATTTCCTCGGCTGACTTCTGGGTAATGTTACAAAGGTTCTGAACGGCTCGGCTGAGCATCTGTCGCTCAATGGCGTGGATACGCTTGATAGCCTCAATGCCTTCTTGGATAGCGATGTCATCAACCGTGTCTTGATTTAGGATTTCCTGTTGCTCGTCGTCTTGATTTAGGATTTCCTGTTGCTCGTCGCTCATTGGACAAAACCTTTCATGTGTTCTAGTTGTGCGTTTTCACTAGCAACCTTTAACGAAGCCCGTAGTCGAGTGAAGATTTCGTAGTACTCCTTCTGAGCGTCTATTGACATCTCCACGGGAATACCGTGTTCCAACAAATCAGCACAAAGGTCGTTCCAAACTTCGGTTTGAAAAACAATGAGTTGCATTGCCGAAATGAGTGCTTCCTCAGTAGCAATAATGATTTGCTCTTGCGAGGTGAGCGTTTCCATAGACGAGTATGAAGCGTTTTGTTGCTTCACCTCTAAAAGACCCAGAAAGATGCCGAGTCGTTGGCGGAAAGGAATCGTGCTCACACAACCACCCTACACTATTTCAGTAAATGCTAGAGGCGTTGACGGCTTTAATAATGAGGTTGATTGTCTTTTTATCTACGTCGCCACTTGAGGCGTAAAGAAAATCATTTCCGTTGTCGTCCATGATGAGCCACACACCAGCGTCGGGGTCAAACTCAGCAGACCAAGGCAACGGGTTCTTAGCGAAGGGGTCCATAAAAGCCCCATATCCAATCCTTAGGATACGCCAACTTAAACTGAGCAGTCGTTTGTCCTTGTTCCGTATCAACGTGGTACGTCACAAGTTCAATCGGCTCGTAGCCAGAGTTTTTCACTAACTCAAAAGCGTCAGCCACACTGACATCGCCAATGAAACGAAACCTTTGCTCAGCAGGAGTGACTCGGCACCAGCGGTGTTCCTCACCCATAACCCACATAACGTCTGGTTCCCAGCCACAGGCACGAGCCTTAAACTCGGCTTGCTGGGTTGGTGTTTCTTGGGCGTGAGGGTTTATGTCGCCAAGGTCGGTTGAGGCAATCGTTACGCCAATGCGGTTGCGTAGGGCAATGCCGACTTCCTCGTCACGGTAAATCTCTAAGTGGATTTCACTCGGCGTGTCAATGTCAATCTCGACCTCAGGAGTAGCGTCAATGTCAAACGCTTCAACCTCTTTGTAAAACCATTTGCTGAATAGACCCATAACCGTAGTCTATTACTAAACCGTCAAACCGTTGGGCAACCACGGCTTACCGTGGCGCAGAAGAGGCTTGGTTACTCCTTCTAGGGGCATTGACAAAGTAATGACTTCCACGCCTGCTTCGCTCAACAAGTCCTCAGCAAGAGCCAGAGAGCCGTCCCACGTTGAGTTGCCAGTGTGCGTGTAGCGAATGAGCGTGGTGATTCCTGCTTGGATAATCGCACGAGCACAGTCAATGCAACTAGACCACAGAGCAACCATTGTCTTGCCTTCGGTGCTGATGCCATAACGTGCGGCGTTATAGATTGCATTGCGCTCGGCGTGTTCGACATAGGTGTACTTGTTGTGCTTTTCCCAACGGCTCTTTGATTCCGCAATCCCTCTAGGGAAACTGTTGATAGCCAACGTTGCGGTGATTATCTCGCCTTGCGAGTCAAGCAAAAATGCCGAGTTCTGCGTCGAGGGGTCGCTAGAACCTCTTGCGTAATCCACGGCGAGGCGGATTAGGTCTTCGTGTGATTGCATAGCCACCGATACTAGTCAGACTGGCTACAGATTGCCAGTCATAACTAGGTACGGCTGGGTTCTATCAGCAAAGACCAACTCACGGTAGCGACGAAGGGTTGCGACACAGGCGTTAATGTCGTCCTTGGCACGGTGTTCAACCTCGCCACGCTCCTTGCGGAGAAGTTCGTACACTTCGGGGTACCAACGCTTCACCACTAGACCAATGGCGGATACGTCAAGGTGCTGGTGGCTAAATCGTTTCATAAGGTTAGGCATTGTTACGTCTAGGAAACCACGGTCAAAGTGAACGCTGTTGCCACCCAAGATAACCTTCTCTACGCACCCCAAATCGTCAAGCAGGGCAGTTATCTCGGCTTCTGCTTGGCTCAAGGTGATTGTTGCAGTAGGTAGGTCGTCAAGCAAGCCTGACTTTCTGTGCATTGAGCGAACATAGTCGTCAAGACGCTTCAACTTACGCTTCGGCGTTGCTATAACTGCTTCGTATGAACCAAGGCGATTAAGTTCGTCATCGGTCACCAATACGGCTACTTCTAGAAGGCTGTCCTTGCGTGGATTGAGTCCTGTGGTTTCTAAGTCAATCCAAACAATCATAGTTTTCCCTGACACTTCTTGGCGTGGCGTTCCTGTTCACGGCGCATGGAGCGAGCATCGCCCATTGGGAAAATCTTGTTGCACCATAGGCAACCTTTACCCTTTATGTTTGTGGTTGTTGTTCCGTCAAAGTTGCGCTTCATTATGCACCCACCTTTGGCTTGTCAGCGCACTTGAGTAGTGCGTCAATAAATGTTGAAGCCTTTGCTTTAGAAGCCTTTGCTCCTTCGACTTGAGCCAACAGTTCAGCAGAAACTTCCTTCTTCTTTAGAAGTACGTTCATGAAACTAATCTGCTTGTCCGTAGGCGGATAGACAGTAGCCGTGTTACGGCTAGCCTGCGCTTGGCGAGCGTATTCCCAAAACTCGTCACAACCACCACGACCCTGACACTCGTTAGGTGAATATGCACCACAACGGCACGACCCTACTGAACGACTGCGCTTTTCAAAAATGCTTCCGTATGACATTTGTTTCTCCTTAGTTCTTTGAAGTAATAGTGACAGAGGGCTGTGACATTGAGCGACCAAGCGCACGAACCACACCAGCGAGAGGGGCTTTGTATTGACCTCCGTTGTTGTCCTCAAGAAGGACTGGTGATTTAGGCGCACGGTTGTTAAGACCAACAATACGAAGAAACTTTCCGTTCATAGTGAACTCACGATTGAAGTCCTCAACGGTAAGCGGTGCGTAGTAAGGAACAAGTTGTTCAAACTTTGCTTGCTTTGCGTCAGCAACAGAGAAGTCACCCTTGACACTAAATGTGCCAATCTCAGGGTCGAACGTTCCGCCCTTGTAGTCAAAAGTAATGCCGAACTTATCGGCTACCTCTTGAAGTGCCTTAGCGACTTCTGCGCCAACTTCCTTAGCGGTGCTTCTGTCAAACTTGGTGATTTGATTTGTCATTTGCTACTCCTAGTCAGTTATTTCTTACCCCTACGACTATAGCAGGGTGTAGTCACATTATCAACTATCCCCTATTTCGCATAACAATCTTTAGGGCTTCCATTGCGGCTTCGGCGGCACCAATGTCGTGTGCCTCACCAAGTTGTTCAGCCAAGTAATAGTAGTGAGTGGCTAATGCCAGCAGTTCCTCGTATGTTTCGTCTATTTTTTTGCCCATTATTACTCCAAGTTTCCGTAGATTCGGTTGGCTACTTTCCAAGCCATTGCTTCAGTGTCCTCAAAAGCAAGTATGAACTTACCTTTGGGATTGACGAGAAATACCTCGTAGCCGTGGGCTTTTTCCTGAACGCAAACGGCGTTACTGCGCTTCTGAAGGATTGCTGGCACGTCCTACCTGCTCTTAATGTTCTGAACGTTATGAACAATAGAAATGAACAGCAGGGTACCAAACTCGTAAAGCACAACGCCGATTGCGTCCTTCCAGCCCCAGACCGTGTAAGTCACGGCTGGTGCGAAGCAAGTGCCAATGAGTATGGCGAGGACAACGAGAAGTACGATTGCTGAACCTACGGCAGTCAAAAATGTTTTCATAGCCCTACACTATACATACGTTTGGTAGTAGTAGGCGAATCGTTTACTTAAAAACACATAGGTGTAACTAGTAGGTTTTGTTCATCCGCCTTATTTAGGGAGAACAATGTTACTCAAAGGTGATTGCCTAAAAACACTGAAGTCGCTACCTGACAACTCAATAGATTCCATTGTGACCGACCCACCATACGGGCTTGAGTTCATGGGTAAAGAATGGGACGCACCATGGAAAAACTCTGGCACGGTTCTCATTGACCCATCAGAAGTTGGTGGTTTTCAAGACGGTGCAGGTGGAAACGCTTTCTCTCGTAGTCGTATTCGATATGGCTTTGGTAATGAAGCGAGCCTAGGATTTCAGTTGTGGTTCACAGAAGTTGCCATTGAGTGCTACCGAGTGTTGAAGCCCGGTGGACACTTCCTTGCCTTCGGTGGCACACGCACCTACCACCGCCTAGCAGTCGCTATCGAGGACGCTGGCTTTGAGATTAGAGACTCTATCCATTGGACATACGGTTCAGGATTCCCGAAATCTCACAATGTAAGCAAAGCGCTTGACCGAATGGCTGGCGCAGAGCGTGAAGTTATTGGCAGTCGCCCATTAACGGGCAATGGTAAGACAATGCGTTCAGGATTTCACCAACCAGATGGAACGGGTGCTGGCGAAACAGAAAAACAAGATGTATTTGAGTTCACCGCTCCTGCTACCAATGAAGCAAAGCAATGGGAAGGCTGGGGAACGGCATTAAAACCTTCTCATGAGCCAATCGTTGTTGCTAGAAAGCCCTTCGAGGGAAGTGTCGCAAAAAACGTCATTGAATACGGGACGGGTGCTATCAACATTGACGCAAGCCGTGTTGCTCATTTAAGCGATGCTGATAGAGCCAGCGCTACTCCACAAGGAAAAGTAACTAGCAACCTTCGTGCTGGTGCCGCTCCCGATGTGGATAATGAAGGTCGCAAAGAAGTTGAACGACCAGACACATCACAGGGTCGCTGGCCCGCAAATACGATTCTTACTCACTCTGCTGATTGTGATGAGAAATGTGCCTATGACTGCCCAACCAGAATGTTCCCAGAAACGGC